CCGGTGGATTTGTTGCTACCAAACCACGTCTGGCCGTCAGAGAAAGTCGCAAACTGCACGGAGTCCAGATCGGTAGTGGACAACCCATACTCGTCCTTCAGTATCACATAAGACGAGGAGGTGGTCGTGGTGCCTACGTAGGCGGTCTCGATGGTGAGGGTGTGTACGCCACTGACACTGGTGTCTGCGGCGGTGACTTTGTAGGAGACCTTATCCGTGCCAACGCGGATGTACATACCCACCGCGACACTGCCAAAATTAGTGTCGTTGCTACCACTGTCATCCTTCGACGTAACCGTCGTAGATCCGTTGGTGGCCGCAACCGTGCCGGTGGTGATATCGTCAGTGGTAGTAAGCGTAGTTCGAGACAGGCCCCAATTGAATCGCTTGCGACTGAGGATGTCTCGTTTGGCGTTATTCGCCTCTTCGATCAGTGCTGCTTCAAGGATATTGGTCGATGTGAATGCGGTGATCTCTGGCTCTTTAATATCCTTGAGTGCCGCATTAACCACGTCACCAAGTGTCTTAGCCATGGATCAATACGCCTTCCATTCCGCGTAGACAAATATACTATCGCCGGATGCTGCTGACGTAGTCGTAAGAATCAGATCGGCGGTTATACTTGCTCCCGTAGACTGCAAGATTCCGCCGCCTGGAGTATCGGTATAATCAAAATCAATTCGTCCCGTTGCCGCTAATGGATGCATAGCAATCGGCACATCGGCTGTATTTGCTTCCAGTTCTAGCTTTGCACTGATACCTTCAGAAGCAATGATATACCCTTTAACAATTTTCAAAGCACTCGTATAATTCGTAAGAGCACTTAGATTGACTACGCTCGATTCCGATCCATCGTCAAAATCACCGGTACCGGCCCATTCGCCCAACCAGATGGTATACCCATTATGACCGGATTGTTCGCTTTTTGTAACTGGTGTTGGTGCCGCCATGCTGATGTCCTCTTTATTCGGTTACTGGTCGTACGTGGCGGTGGTGCGGCACCCCGAAAGGCACCGCACCATCGATAGACTAGCTACTGCCCGATACCCCGTAGATACCGCGCACATCGCCCCAACCGGAAGACTGAGCAAACTGACCAGATATCTTGTAGTCTTTAGTATCGAAGTCATAGATATAGTCCGTATTGAACTCTTCGCGGGTGTAGCAGAGTAGCTTGTGGTTTTCCTTCTCAGCGAGGAGGAACCACGCGTTGGTATCCGTGAGGTAATCCCACACCACCAACTGCAAGCCCAACCCGTTGATCGGGTTGATTGCCGCAGTTGAGTCATTATCGGCATCTTCACCGTAGTTGACCACGGGGTTGTTCGTCGAATCCAGCAGACGTGCCGCCGTGAACTGATTGTCCGGCGAGACCAGAAGATACTTAGGCCGTATAGCCAACTTCTTGCCCGCGCCGTCCGTGAAGTTCTTGCGGAAGTCTGTGAGACCCGTTTCGAGCGTGCTCTTGGAAAGGTCCGCTTGCGAGGACGGTTCGTTTTTGAACGTGCCGCCGTCCTCACGCACATGGACCGAGGAAAACAATTCAAGGCCGTCCGGGCCGGTATACGAAGAATTGAACCCGTTGTTGAACGTATTGGCGAGGATCGTCTCTTCCGTGGCGTTGGCGGAGTAGGCGAGTTCAACCGCCATGTCCTCCATCACCCCGTAGAGCTCGTCCCGCATCATTTCACGGGTGGCCCGCATACCAAGGGCGTAGTCTACATGCGTAAACGTGCCCTTGTGGCCTTCCGTCATCGAAGAGTAGTTGATCGACTCACCCTCTAGCTTGGTCTGCAAGAGGCCGACTCCACCAACGGTCTGCGTGTTTTCCTGGTACTGCGTCGATTCGCGGAGGTTGAAGAGTCCGCGCCCTATTTTTTCTCGCTGGTCATAGGCGTGGTGAATAACCATGTCTATGCCGCGCAGAGTGGTAAGATTACTAAAATTACCTGTGACAGAAATTGCTGGCATTGTTAGTTACTCCCTATACGCCTACAGTACTGGAGCCACGACGATGTGCAGCCCACTGGACGATATAATCACCGTTATCGCCAAGGGCATTCTTCGTGCCGTCAGTATTGTCGCTTAATAGAATGTCGAGAAGCAAGAATTGGTTAACGCCGGAAGCATCGAACGTACTCGTATCGAGCTCCTGGGTGGATACTTTAGTGGTGGTGTTCAACGTGGTAAACGTCGAATCACCCGTTTCGCCAAGATCTGCTAGAACCGTGGTATCACCAGCACCATCGTCCTGTGCTTGCATCATCTGATCGGGATCAATTGCCAGCATTACTCTACCGGCGGTGCCCGTAGCAGAATACTCTAGAGACACACCCACTGTATTGCTGATGGTCCCCGCTGCATCGGCCACATCTACGCCACCGTCCGTGGTCTGCAAGACCACATCGTTGATACCAAAAGCGGCGGCGGCGGCGTCCTTCTGGAGGTGCTTCACTGCAAGCAGTGGACCCCAAGGCTTGAACCCATATGCTCTATCTGGATTTGCCATTACGATTTATTACCCTCGCGTATATTGATAGACCCCGTTGCCAGACCGCGTTCGGCGGCTCTAGCAAGGTTACGTGCTTGTGACGCGTCTGCGCCGTGGCGTACTGCCGTGTCGTAGACGGATCGGGCATGACTGTCCAACTTGCGATCAAAGTCCTCTTTGCGAGACGCGAGTTGGTTGTCGTTCTTGCGGGCTAGCATAGCATCCATCCGTTCCCTCAACTGTGCGGGTGCTCTCATCAACACCATTTCATTGGTGCGGACGGTACCATCCTCACTGCTCTGTTGTTGGTGCGGCATGGAGTCACCATCTTCCCGCTGAACAAATTCCCACCCCTGGTCTTTGTTGCGGTCCACGTTGCGCGGGGCCACCCATCGGACGCCCCCGCCATCGCGGGTCGCACGGTCTTTGATCGATTTCGGGACGTAAAGCATATCGAAGGAATCACCATCATCAACGACTTCCAGTTCGCCGGATGCCTCGATGATGTTATCGACCTTCTCCAACTGTTGCGGTGTCTCATCCAGACTGCCTCGTTCAAACCCCGCAATCGTCCGAAACAGGTGAACCCTGCCCATGTGGTCGCGTAGCTTGCCCTGCTGCGGCTTGCCTTCGAGGATGTGACGGTGCCCGCAGATAGGACAGGTATGACCGTCCTCCGATTGAGCCGTTGCCAAATCCAAGGCGCGTTCGATGTCTGCACTATCGTTGGTAGCTTTGGATTTCTCCTTCGCTTCGTTGGCGGCGTTGGCTTGCGCCTTCACCGAGGACGGGGCCGGTGTAGTCTCTGACATTAGCCTTGCTCCTTAATCATCGCGTTGAGGTCTTGGCCGGTCTGTTCACCCGCCGTGTTGCGACCCAATCGTTCGAGTGTCTTCATATCGTTTTTTTCGACCAATCCGCGAAGAGTCCGAAAACGGCTTGCCGCATTCTTCAACTGCCCCTGCTCTACTTCCCGTGCTTGGTTGGAGTTGCCGTTTTGGCCCGGTGCCACGGGGGTATTACTACCCACGGACTTCCGGCCCGTATACGGCTTTACCGCCCCGGACTTGATCTCGTCCATGACGATCTTGGACATGAGTAGATCCATATTTGCTGGATTCTCTGCCCACTGCGGTTGGGACTGTAGAGCACTTGCTACCTTGCCCGTGATCCGTTCCGCATCGTCCGCGCCGATCATGCCCTTACCGACCATGTCTTGGACTTGATTGCTTACGTGAAACGTGGACTGTATAGAGCCCGTCTGCCTGTTCACGTAATCCTTCACTTCCGACATGATCTCGTCTTTACTGGCAACGCCCTGCTTACCGATCTTGTGATTGAAGTGGCGGTCCAGCATTTCGTACACCTTGCCACCGGTCTCATCATCACCCAACATCTGTTTGATGTAGAGCTCCTCCGAGTCCGGTTGACCCGCGTTGGGGTCCGGCTGTTGGGTCTGTTGTTGATTTTGTTGTTGGTTTTGTAACCCTTGGGCATATTGCTGCCACTGCGCTTCCCGCGTTCGGAAAGCCTCTTGCATCTTACCCAAGTTTTCTTGCGCTTCATTCTTCTGAGAGTTCACCTCTTTGAAGCGGTCGTACGGAATCGGTCCTTGTTCACTGGAGTGATCTGACGTGTCACCTGACGATACCGATTCAGAGGCGGACGAGTCCCCGTATCCGTCCGATTCAGAGGCGGATGAGTCCCCTGCATGGCTTGCATCCGGCTGTACTTCAGACATTACATGTCCTTCAGAACGAAAAACGTCCGGTGTAGTTAGACCGAGGGGGTGTGGTAGAGGCACGCCCCCCGATCCGGTCCTCTACACCGGACGAGAAATTACTGCTGTATTACTCTAC